TCTACCAGTTACCAATATATCTTCATAGATTAATTGGTCTTTTGACTCTTTATTTTCAAATCTTGAATATTTATTCAAAATCTCAATTTCATCACTTGATGTCTCATTTAACATTACATATTGAATTGGATTTCCAAGCTGCCAAGCTTTCTTAAAATCAACAATTGCATATGCCCAGTTCTCTACTTTTTTATTATTTATTTCTGGTCTAGTTGTTTTGATTTTTTCATAAATGTCTTGTTCTCCGAGATAATAATCCCATAGATATTGGATTCGTTTTCTGTTTTCTTCGTGAATATCTACTATTATCGGTATGTACTGACTTAATATTTTCTTCAATTTGTCATTACTCAAACTTAAAAGAGAATTTTCAGTTTGATTGATATATATTGTCTGTCTACCATACTTGTTTCTATTCCCTTGATAAGAACTCACAGCAACTCCTCCATTTCCTAACATCTATCAATTTCATTGTAGGGCCTCTTTTTAATATTTAAAAGAGAAATCGCTTAATTGTAATTCTAGAAATGAAAATGTAATTTTTCTGTTATTTTTGAAATAAAAAAATAGCCTATTCTTGATTTTTTCAAGAATAAGCTATCAATCATTCTTATTAAATTATATTTTTATACATTCTGTTATTAATATGCCTTTTAATATTTCTTCATTTTCGCATTTTAATAAATCACATTTACTTTCATCATTCTCTATATATAGTTCTTTAACTATATATTCTTTATTTCTGTAAAGCACTTTATCACTTACATGTATTCCATTCCATTTCCTCATTTTTTCTTTTTCTCCTGTTCTTTTTTCCTTATTTTATCATTTGTAAAGTAAATAATTTGTCGAAATTTGTTGTAATTTTTATATTTTTTATCACTTTCTTACTGCAACTAACAATTCATTTGTTTTAACAGTTATTTCATTGTAGTTATAAATATACTTTTGTCCGAGGCCTATATACTTTGTATCTCATATTTTCTAGTTTTGTCTTTGCTAATGCTAAAAAATTATACATTTCTTGTTCACTTAAATTGTATTCAACTCTTAACTCATAAAAAGTATAAATAATTAATTCTCTGTTTTTTTCTATCTTATTTTCAATGCTCTTATCTATATCTTTTAATGTCATATATATACTCTCCTATTTTTAACCTCTGAAAATTTATACTATAATAACACAAAAGCAGATAATAATCAATTATCTGCTTTATAAATTGTAATTTATAACAATAATTTATTTCTTTTTTAATAATTCGTGTGTTGCATTATTTTCACTAAATTTTATCTCAATAGCTCCACCTTTTGTATCTAATTTTTTTACTTTTTCTAAATCAGTTTCATTATTACTTATTACAGTAACTACTATATTATTTGTATCATCTCTTAAAGCTGATGATATTACAAATGTTAACTCTTTATTTTTCATAGCTTTACTAATTTTTGCTTGTAATTCTTCTAAATAATTATATGAATATTTTGCTATTTTAAAAATAGTTTTACTTTCTGTAATTTCTAAAATATCACATATTTCTTTTCTGTTAGTTTTATTATCTTCGCAAAGCAATATTACATTATTACCATTACTATCAACATATTTTCCTGCATAATAATCTGGATATTCTGTATTTGAATTTGTATTTGGCATTTCTTTTACATTAGCATCTTCATCTTCTATTGGTAAAGATATTTCATTATTATCTATTATTTCATTTCTTGATGCTTCTTTATCACTTTGTAAATCTTCTAAGCCTGCATAAGGTGTATCCTGATTAAATATATTACTATTTATTATAACTACACCACAAATAATAAACATAGCACAACTAGATAATACACCATATAATATTTTTTTATTTTTTTCTTTATTCATACTAATCTCCTCTCTGATGGCAGATATAGCAATCTTTTCTTTTACATTCTTTTGTATTTTATTTTTTAAGTTATTAATTTCCATAACTATAACCTCCATCTTCTAAAAATTTTTTAACTTTCTTTCTAACTCTATGAAGAATTATTTTTACCTTACCTTCGGAAAACTTTAATATTTTTGCAATTTCTTTTATTGATTTTGATTCGTAATAAAACATTATAAATGTTTTATATTCTTCTTTATTTAGTGTCTTTAATCCATCTTTGATTATTTTGTTCTGTTCATTTTCTTCTGCTATTTTTTCAAGATTTATTTTATCAATTAGCTCTTCTTCATAATCTGATATTGAAAAATTAAACTCTGTTTTTCTATATTTGTTTTTTATTGTATTTTTTGCAATTCCAGTTAAGTATGCTTTTAAGTTTGTAATATTTGATATTTTATCACGATTCTTCCATATAGCAACAAATACATCAGATATTATTTCTTCTATATCTTCATCTGTTATATATATGCTTATTGAGTTTTTCACAATTATATAAACATAGCCATAGAAATCATCTATTAAACGGTCTATATCAATTCTTCCATTTACTAAATAATCCTTCATTATTTCATTATTTTTCACTTTAGAGCTCCTTCGTTCATTTTTAAGATATCTTTCATATACATAGTAACATTTTTTCAAAAAAAGTTACAAATTTTATGAAATTCTTGTAAAAAAATAGATTAGTTCATATTTCAAACTAATCTACAAATTACTATTTGCAGAAATAATATCATAAATATTAAATATTATCAACTTTTAAAAATTTCTTTTCATTGGCTCTGCTTTCTGCGGAATTGCATTTTCTAAAATTATTTGGTCTCCAAATAAAGCAAGACTGTCTGGCATATCATCATGTCTGTTTGGAAAATCAAAAGAATATGAATTTAATTGCTCCATTGCTTTTCCCATATCTGTATTCTTTCCAAATTTATTTCTGTTAGGAAATATAATTTTATCAATTATTAAATCTTTCATAGCATTAATTCTTATTTCTTTGTTAGTTACTGAATATTTCTCATAAATAACACATCCATAATACCCTTTTTGTATTAATTTTTCTTCTAAAACTTCTTTTAATGATGTATCTGTGTTATTTTCTACCACTAATGCAATTATCTTATTATCTATAATTTTATCAACAATATCATCATACAAATACTTAACAGATGTCTTACTAAACAATATATCTGTTAAATAATATTTTCCATTATCATCTTTCTTAAATATTGGCATAGATAAAAAGTCATTTCCTTTTCTTGAAGGGTCTAATGATGCATATGAATATTCATTGTCGAATTTTGGCAGAAAATCGTATTTTTTTAGTTTCTCATAATCAAAGACCATTCCCTCTGGCGATGTTGGTCTTTGTTGGAAGTTTGTTTCCCACAAGTATCTATCCATTGTTTCTCGTTCTTTGTGTAATTCTTCTGTAGTTTTAATTTTAGGACAAGTGCTTTCATCTGTTTCGTAGTCTAAAGCTGGTACTTGAATAATTACTCTCTTTCCATCTTTACTTATTCTGCAATATTTATGATTAGGGTCAGGAACAAATTCACTTTCTCTTTCCCACAATGTTATTAGCATAGTTAAAAAATCTGTGGCACTCCACATTGTTCCTGTAACAACTACTTGTGCCTTTTTATTTTGAACATATCTCTTTCTCCATACAGTTACAAACTTATTATAATATTCTTTATTTAAATTTTGATTTTGTGCTTCTTTAGGGTCTGCATACAAGTCATCTATATTTATACTTAAACTAGCTCTTATACCTACAACATTAGTTCTTGTACTCATTGCATAATAAGATGCTAACATTTTGCATTGTTTTAATTTCCATTCCCCATCAGTCTCTTTTAAGAAAAAATCTTTATCTTCTTTATTCCATCGCATATGAGTAAATACATTACCATATCTAGGATTCTTAATTATATCTATTACTGACCTACTTTGACCTTTAATTAAATCATCATTAGAACATAAAGCTAAAAAAGTACCTTCACTTTCTACACCTAATCTAAAGGCCTCATAGAATCTAACCATACGAGATTTTCCATATCCAGAAGGTAAATTTGCTATTATTCCTTCAAAAGACCTATCAAAACACATTCTATTAAGATAATGACAGTATCCCTCTAAAATTTCATATCTATCTTCTAATAATTTCTCGTTTTCATACCATTCATAATAAATTATAAAGTGTTCTAAAGAAACTCTTCCTGCTATTCTATATGCATTTTCTAGATGGTCATGATAAGCAATCATTCTTTCTTTTGATGTTTCAATCTCTATAAGTAAATTAATTAATTTTATATAGTTCTTTATTGCAATTTTGCCACATTCTTTTGCATTTAATTCAGTATATATATCAAATAAACCTTTAAGGTCATTCATTAATATATAGATTTCTCCCATTTTCAAAGGTTTCTTTACATATTTGTTAGAAAAATTATTGTTTATTACTTCAAAAATATTATCAATTGTCGCTCTTATCTCTTTTTCATTGTAGGTTTCATTATTCCTTAACTAATTCCCCCTCTATTATCTGTTTTTTCTCTTTAAAACCTTTTAATTCTTGTAATCTTCTATTTATATCCCCTAAATCGACACCCTCATTATGAATATGAATCGCTGGCATCTCTTTTTCAACTCTCTCTTGCTCACTTTTCATTCTATATACTGTGCTTCTCTCTTTAATATATCCCAGTTGTGCAAGAGTTAAATTACTATCAAAGCATCCATCTTCTATTTTCTCAACTACTATTCGCATATCTTCATCAACACTTTGCTTGTATTGCTTAAAAGTGCTTAATCTAATTCCTGCAAAATTGCAAAAATTACTTAAGCTAGGTACTATTACACCTATCTTTGCACTAATTTTTCCTACCATTTCTTCATATAATTGCCAAACTATACCTAATTTTTCCGCACTGTATTTTGGCTCTACATTTACTAAAGGATTTATACTTTGAAAAAAATATTTTTGTATTACTATTGGATTCGTATTAGGTACATCATAAGCCACACCATCTTTATTATATTTTTTAGACTTATTCTCGTCAAAAAACTTTATTAATTTATCTTCTATTTCTTTTCTCTTTTCTTCTACAGCTTTTTCTAAACCACCTAGCACATCTTCTACATATTCTTTTTCTAATATTCTTACAGCCTGTTTATTCTCAACTCTTACTTGTTCGTTATATTCTTTTAAACCCCTTTCGCAAGATCTCCTTTCTTTTTTATCTCTTCTCTTTATTTTTATCTTAACAGAAAAAAATTTATTGTCAAGTTATAACAAAAGAGCTGCATTGTTTCTTTTCAATACAACTCTTTATTTTTAGTATTTTATAGATTTAAGTAATTTTGTCATTAACTTACTCTCTTTTACCCAATCACTCTCATCCCACATTTTAATTAATTTCTTATAACTAGAAGTGTATACTATCTTAGTATATTCATCTATTAAATTATCTATTTCATTTATAACATCTCTAAATTTATGTTTTTCTTTATCTTTTAATGTAAATTCATTTATTCCATTACAATATTCCATAGTTGTTGAAATTGTAGAGCCATATTCTCCTATTTTTGATAAATTAAAAGGATTTGGCTTACTAAAAAAGTAATTATTTCCAACACTTATCATATATAATGAATCATCTTCGAAAAAATTATTCATCGAGCTTGAAATAAAGTATGATTTTTTATATTTGTCAAAACCTTTATAAAAAGCATAATCAACTTTTAAAGGCTCTGGATAATCATCTTTCATCATTCTTCTTCCATGGTTAGAAAATTCAATATTTATATATAAAATGTTATCTTCTCCTATCTGACTTATTTTTAATGTTTCATTAGGATTATATAAATCTTTTAAAGGAAATATCTTATACTCTTTTTTAGGTACTATATCTTCAAAAATTGATAGTCTTACATTATATATTTCATCTTCGCATTTATAAACTCTCTCTTGTTTTTCTTTTATTGTATTGTTAATATTTCTTATTTGTTTCCCATTAGCTGAATTTAAAATCATATCAAATATATCTTCATCAGTCTTTCCAAACCTTTTAATGTATTGAACAACCTCTTTTTTAGTTTTTTCTTTTTCATATAACAATACTTCTATAATTTGGTCTTTTTTATCTTCGCTTTTTAGGCTTTTTTCTTCAAAGAAAGAATTTATAATATCTATGCATAATTCTTTACATTGTTTTTTAGATGTCTTAGATATATATGATTTCAAACTATTTCTTTCTTCATTTAATTCCTTATCTTTAACAATCAAATTGTCTTTTTCTTTAAACTCTTGAATTTCTTTTAATTCTTTAAACAAATCAGGTTCGTAATTTTCAAAAATCTTCTTTGCTAGTATGTAATTTAACTTACTAAAACCATAATTAGTATATCTTTTTATATTTTCAATATCTGTTTTTATATATTTTCTATATTCAGTGCTTAAACTCCCATTATTTGAAGCTAATGAAATACTATTTAACTGATTAAATCCAAAAGAAGTTACTAAATATTTATTAATATATTCTAGTTCTAATTCTGTTCTTTTCTCTTCATCTTCACATTCTTCTAAAATAACCATATGAATATCTTTCAATTCACATTCTTTATCTACTAAATATTTAAAAATCTTACAACTTTTATAATATCCCTCAAAATACCCATTAATTATAGCTGAAAGATAATAATCATTATATAAACGATTAAGTGCAAATATCTCTTTCATATGTTCTTTGTGTCTATCTTGAAAATTTTGAGTCTTTCCTATATAAAAAGGAATTATTTTATCATCATTAAAATTGTCAACATATATCATATATATGCCACCAGTTCTAAAACTTGTTTTTGATGTAATTTCTTTTTTATCTTTAATTAGATTAATTATTATTTCTTTTAAATTATTAAATTCGTTTTTTATCATATTTTCTCCACATATATCTTCACTTATAAAGTTCGTTTGTTAATTGTTGAAACTGCATTCATTACATCTAATATTGAATCTAGATGAATCCCACCACCAATTCTATTATTAATAAATTCTCTTGGTGTTTCTTTAACTAATTTTTCTTCTAGTTTATCAATTTTATCTCTATTTTCTTCATAAAATACTAAAATTCTTGTTGTATCCAATGCTCCAAATGAATCTATCCCAATAACAGAATTTTCTGCTTTTCCAAATAGTATTCTATCAAACTCTGGTTTCTTTTTCCAATGTCTCAATATTCTTTCTCTTAAATCTCTTGTTGTTTGTCCTATATACATTTGTTTGTATTTTTCTTGCAACAATATGTATATGCCTTTTTTTCCTTTACATTCTTTTAAATCTGTAATTTCAAGCATTTTATATTTTTTTATAATTTTATCAACTATTTTGTTGTATTCTTTTACATCTAATTTATTATAAAAAGCCATACTCATATCATAATTTTTTAAGCATTCTTCATACTGTTTTTTACAGTATTCTTCTGATAGAACTAATTCATTATCTACTTTATCAAATTTTAATCCGAGGCATTAAAAAAGCTGTATAAAAACTATCAAATTTTATTGTTTTCTTCTGTTCTTCCCATTTTTCCCAATTTTCTAAAATCTCATTTTGTGCAGGAACTTTAGTATAACTTTTCTTATCTATTTTACAATAATTATCTCTATCTAAGTATATTCTAATTTTTCTTTTATCTATCCAAGTACCAAAGTGATATACAAAATTAGGGTCATATACTTTTTCAAAATCACTCTTATTCAAACTTTTTCTCCTTTTTAAACATTTTGTAAGCCATTATAACAATAATAATTCCATTTATCAGTTTTTTCAACATGTGTATAATATAAATTTTTCACATCACTAGGTGCATCTTCTACCATACCACTATATATTTCTATATCATCTAAAAATACTCTTATATCTAGTAATCTACTTGTTCCTATTGGTAGATATGTCTTGTCTAATTCATCATATTTCATTAAAATATCTCACTTTCAAATTGTAATTTGTTATTTAGATTTCTTTTTCATAATTTTTAGTATTACGAAGCAAATTATAGATATTGATAATGAAACAATCCCTACTAACCACATATTTAGTGTATTAGTTAAAACTAAAATTGCACTTAATATAAAAATTGTAAAAAATGCTACACATATTGTATATAATAT